TCGAGGCCGTCGCCGCGACCTACCACCTGAGCGCCAGCCGCATCCGGTCGATCCGCGCCGAGCACGCGCGGGCGCAGGCGACGGACGCGTCACCCCATGCAGCCTCCGCCAGCGGCCGTATGGCGGGACCTGGCGTCGCGGGCGGCCCGACGAGCGAGATCGGCCTGAGCGGGCTGAAGCACAGCAGCGGCTGGATCTTCGAAGAGTTCATCACCGAGCTGAACAGCCCGGCCAAGCGAGCCCGGCTCTTCAACGAAATGCGCAGCAATGACCCGGTGGTCGGGGCGATGCTGCTTGCCACGGAGCTGGTGATCCGGCGAGTGGATTGGCGCATCGAGGGCGACGGGCGGCGCGCCTCATTCGTCGAGAGCGCGTGGAAAGATACCAGCCACAGCTGGAACGACCACATCAGCGAAGTCCTGACTATGCTGCCGTTTGGCTGGAGCTGGTTCGAGATCGTCTACAAGCGCCGCCGGGGGGGCGAGGCCGACCCGGCGAGCGATTACAACGACGGGCGGGTCGGCTGGCGCAAGCTCGCCCTGCGCAGCCAGGACTCGCTGGACGCCTGGCAGTTCGACCCGCACGGCAACGTGACGGCGATGGTGCAGCGGACCTATCCCGACTTCATCGCCCGGGTTATCCCGCTCGAGAAGAGCCTGCTGTACCGCACCAGCCGCGAGAAAAACAACCCGGAGGGGCGCTCGCTGCTGCGGCCCGCCTACGTGCCGTACTACTATGCCAAAAACCTGCGGGCGGTTGAAGCGATTGGCGCGGAACGTGACCTGGCGGGGCTGCCCCGGCTGACCGCGCCCTCCGGGATTAACCTGTCGGAGGGCAGCACCGACCTGGAGCGGGCGCAGAAACTGCTGCGCCGGGTGCGCCAGGATGAAGAGGCGGGCGTGCTGATCCAGGACCCGTGGAAGTTCGACCTGCTGGGCTCGGCAGGCAGCAAGCAGTTCGACGTGGGCGCCATTATCCAGCGCTACGAGAGCCGGATCGCAATGAGTATGCTGGCGACCTTTCTGATGCTGGGCATGGACAAGGTCGGCGCTTACTCGCTGTCCAAAAACCTGAGTGACTTCTTCGCGCTGGCCTGCACGGCCCTCGCCGACATCATCGGCGAGACCTACAGCCAGTACGCCATCCCGAAGCTGCTGCGGCTCAATGGGATGAAGCGCGAGAACGCGCCCCGGCTCGTGCACGGCCCGCTGGGCACCCCCGACATCGAGGCGCTTGAGCGATTCTTCAGCGGCCTGGGCAACGCAGGCTTTCTCACCGCCACCGTCGACACCGAGCAGTGGCTGCGGCGGCTGGTCTCCGCGCCCGACGTGGCCGAGGTGGTGGTCAAGGCGCGCGAAGCGCAAGAAGAACGGGAGGCGACCGAGCCGGTTCCGCCGCCGATGCCACCGGCGGAGCCTGATCCGCCGGATAGCAACAACCCGCAGACGCCGGGGGCTCGCACGCGGCCGGAACCAGGAAAGAACGGCACAGCCCCTGCGCAGGAACCGGCTCGCACGCGACCGGATCCGGAGAAGGCAGCGGCTTGATGTGCCCCTGGGGAACGGACACCATCGTACGGGTGAAGATCGCTGCGTCCCTGAGCCACACGGGGGCAGCCTGCTGGAAAGCGGCCGGGATTGACTCGTGCATCGCAGACCTCGTGCAGGCGCTCCAGGACGGCGGGATCGACATGCTCGGCTCGTGCTGCGGGCATGGCAAATCAGATGGGGAAATCCTGCTGGCGGATGGGCGGGTGTTGGCGATTCGCGGAACGGCAGACCGGTCAGGAGGGATTACATGCCTTACATGAAAGTCAGGCGAGGCGAGGAGTGGTGCGTGCACAAGCAGGGACCGGGCGGCCAGCCGGATGGCGAGTCACTGGGCTGCCACGAGACCGAAGCAGAGGCGGACACCCAGATCCGCGCCATCGAAGAACGCGAAGAATCGGGCAGCCCCGGGACGCGCGCCCGAGACGCCGAATGGCGCTTCGTGGACGAATTCCGGGTGCGCAACCCGCGCGAGTTTTTTCGCATCCTGCCGGTGGGTAAGTTCAATAAGTTCGGACGGCTGGTCGAGATCACGCCGGACGTCTGCCGGGATATGGTCGCCCACTTCCGGGTGGTGCCGCCCACCCGGCTGCCGGTCAACCGCGAGCACCTGGAGGAGCATGGCCGGGTGGGCGTGATCAGTGGGCTGCGCCAGCAGGCGGATGGCCTGTACGCGATGGTGGACTGGACCTCGGCGGGCCTCAAGCTGCTGGCCGAGGACAGCTTTGGCTATTTTTCACCCGAAATCATCTGGGGCCCTGCCGATTACGAGGGGAAAACCGTTACCAACGTGCTGTACGGGCTGGCGCTCACCAATCACCCCTACTTTGGCGAGCAGACAGCGATCTACACCTTGCAGGACCTGACCGCAGCGGGCGGATCGTCCGACCCGGCGGCCCCTGACAGGCATTCGGACGGAGGGAATCCAATGAATGAAGAAGTTGTGATCGACGGGCTCTTCGCGCGGATCGGGAAGGCCATCGTGAGCGCGTTCAGCGCGCCGCCTGGCGCCGATCCCGGCCCCACCCCCTCGCCCGCCAACGGCGGCCCCCCGCCCCGCGAGCAGCCGGGCGATCCCGTGCGACCGGAACCCGCCCCCACCGGCGGCGCGCGGCGCGCGGAGCTGGCGCGGATCGCGGCGCTGGAGAAGGAAAACGCGGCGCTGCGGGTGCGCACCCGGCAGGCCGACCTGATCGCGCTGATGGGCGAGGAGTTTCGCCCGCTGGCTGAGAAGCTGGCCCTGATCGAGGATCAGGCCCTGGCCGACGAGCTGGCGGAGGAATTCCACGCCTTCATCGTGCAGGCCGATGACTCGCTGCTGTTCGGCGAGCTGGGCACGGCGGGCGGGGACCAGGATGCGGCGCGGACGGAAGCCGAACGCTACGAGGCCGAAGTGAAACGCCGCGTTGACAAGGGGATGTCGGCTGCCGACGCCCACAGCGAGGTGGCAGCGGAACATCCGGAGCTGTACAAGGCGTACCGCCGGGCCTCGGCCAGGCGGGAGGAGGACTAAATGGCCGTTCAAGCCAATCGCGTCACGCTGCCGGGGCTGCTGGCCGCCGGTGACCTGAGCAGCAGCCAGTTCACCTTCGTCAAGCTGTCCTCGACGGCGGGGAAGGTCAAGGTCGTCGCGGCGACGACCGACCTGGCCGTCGGGGTGTTGCAGAACGACCCCACCGACGGCGAAGAAGCCGATGTCGCCGTCGGCGGGCTGGTCAAGGTGGCGGCGGGCACGTCCGTCGGCTGGGGCGAGGGGATCGCGGTCGGTTGGAACACGACCGGCAAGGCGGTGCCGCTGGCCGCCAACTCGACCAACGACAACCGCCCCTACATGGGCCGGTTCCACAGTGCGTGGGGGCAGACGACCACCGTCACGCTGAATCAGATCCTCAGCATCCAGCTCTTTCCGGGCGCGATGCGGCTGTAGACCAGCCAGAAAGGAGGCACCGTGCCACAACCTACGGACTTTCACGTCGATCAGGTCCTGCAGGACTTCAGCATCGCCTACCTGCAGAGGCAGACCGACTTCATCGCGCGCGAGATGTTCACCCCCAAGTCGGTCCGTCACTCGTCGGACACCTACTATACCTACACGGCCAAATATTGGCTGACTGACGAGATGCAGCGCCGCGCGGCGGGCAACCCCTACGCGGAATCGGGCTGGGAGCTGTCCACCGACTCCTACAAGTGCGAGCGCTGGGCGCTGGCGAAAGCCATCGCCGACGAGGAGCGCGACGATTCGGACGACGCCATCAGCCTGGACCAGGACGCCGCCGAGTGGCTGGAGCAGAAGAACCTGATCCGGCTGGAGCGCTCGGTCAGCGGCGACTTCATGGTCACCGGCGTCTGGACGACGGACAACACCACCGCCACCGACTGGGACGCGAGCGGCGGGGTGCCGATCACCAACGTCCAGGTAGCGGCGCGCACCGTGCAGCAGGCGACGGGTAAGCGCCCGAATGCCATCGCGATGGGCAAAATCGTGCACGACGCCCTGCTGACCAACGCGCAGATCACGGCGCTGATGCAATACTCCGAGCGGGCCCTGCCGCGCGACGTGCAGGCCATCCTGGCAGCGGCGCTGGACCTGGAGTTCATCTACGTCAGCCAGGCGAGCTACGACGCCAACGCGGAGGGCCTGACCGCCAGCATCTCGCCTATCATGGACGACGACGCGCTGCTCTACGTGCGAATGGCGGCGGCCCCGACGCTGAAGACCGCCACGGCGGCGATGCTGTTCTACTGGATGGGCGGCGGCGGGCTGGGGACGTACTCTCGCGTGCGGGATGATACGCGGGATTCCGATCTGGCGCGCATCAAGGCGGCCTGGGATTATAAGCAAATCTCAGCCGACCTGGGCTACTTCTTTTCAGACATCGTCTAGCTCGCACCGTCGAGCCCGGACACACCGGGGTCTGACGGTGGCGCATGAGCGCCGGGACTTTGCTCCTCCCCCGCTCGTGTGTCACGGTCAGGCCGGGGAGGAGCACGCTTGGAAGTCGAGAACGATGGGCGGGAGGCAGAGCTAGTGCTCCGGATCGAGATACCGGAGACGTGGGTCCGGCAGTTCAGCCGGGACGCCTATGACAGCGGCTACGAATGCCAGCTGCGGGGAATCTACATTAAGAACCTGGGCGGGAGCCCTGATGCCAGAATCGAGGCGAGCGCCACCGGGACTCGCGACCATCTCGAGCGGTGGCGTCTCCACCTCACGGATCGATGGGGACCCCGGCGGCGCGCGGTCGAGCACGAGGACAAACATAAAACGGACCAGCAGTGGGTATCCGTCTCGGTGGCGATGAAGGCCGGTCCTGTTTACGTCACACCGCTTCATGTATCCCTGGGACCCCACATGCTCTCATTCGCCGTGCTGGCGGTGGGATTTGAGTACGGCAAAACCAAGCCTAAATCCCTCCTGGGCGCGATGATTTGGAACGGCAATCATAAATGGATGTGGTCGATTTCGCTCACGTACCTGACGCTGGAGTATCTGCGAATTGGGAGGGGCAAGGGTGACTACCATCTATTCTAATCCCCCCCTCGAAACCCCTGGCCCTTATCTGGAGGGCAGCGCCTACATCGGCGTCGCCACCTCCGATCTCGTGGTCGGCCAGGCGCAGCGCAGCGTCCAGGCCATGGCCCGGCGGCCCGGCGACGCCGAACCGGAGTACGGCGAATTCACCAAAGGGGCCGAGGCGCGCGAGTATTTCGCCCGCCAGTTCCTCCGGTCCGGGCACGACTGGCTGCTGTACCTGGACGGCGACATGCTGATCCCGCCGCACCTGCTGGAGCGGCTGCGCTGCCACGGCCTGCCTTGCGTGTCGGGGTATTACGTCCGGCGGACGTTTGACCTGGTGCTGCCGATCTGGTACGAAGACGACCCGGAGTTCCGCTGGCCGATGATGCCGTTCCGGGGCACGCCGCAGTCGGGACGGCTGTACCGGCTGGGCGCGACCGGCTTCGGCTGCTGGCTCATCCACCGGTCGGTCTTCGAGGCGGTCGAGCCGATGCTGTACGGCGAGGCGTTTGTCTGGCAGGACGACATGGACGTGTGGCCGTACGACCTGGCCGCGCTGTGGGCGGGGCGCGACAAGCTCCGGCTGCTGCGGGGAACCAAAGATCAGGTCGGGGCCGATCTGCGCTTATCCTTCTTTATTCGCCAGGCAGGCTTCGCCATCTGGGGCGACCCGGACGCCGATTGCGGGCATTACGTCCACTATCCGCTGGGCCGCAACGATTGGGAGGGGCTGCCTCTCGATTTCCGCGCCGCCTTTGCGCGCGGCACCGAGTACGAGCTGGAGGAGATCCGCGCGCAGTGGGCCGCGCAGCGGGCAGCGGCACTAGGGGAGGGGCAACCATGAGCAATCCGTTTATCTATGAAGGTTCTCTAGAAATCCATGAGGATGACGGCTACTTCATCTACTTCATCATGTGTGATACGGATCAACTGGGACGATTGGTTGCGACACACTTCAATCCAGGGGACACCAGTTATTATCCTGCGGTTAATCTTCCGCGCGTCCGCCTAACTATCGAGGTTGTTGACGTTCTCAAGCGGGCCGAGGAAGATGCCTTTAATCGAAAGGATGACGTATGACCCCCATCGCCATCCTGTGCAACGGCCCACGCATCTGGGCCTCGTCCCGGCTGCGGGGCTTCTGGCTGGAGGAGATCCGCGCGCAGTGGGCCGCGCAGCGGGCGAAGGCCCTGGGAGAGGAGCAGGCATGAGCGACGAACGACGCGGGTGCTCGCACGCGACCGGAGCGGCTGGGGTCGTACAGAACTGGTCCACAGGGAGAACCATTAAGTGTGCATTCTGCTATAAGGACTCGGGCCGGCTGATCGCCGACGTCTTTGCGGTGGGGG